ACAATCGCACACTCGTACACCGAATTAAGGATGGTGAACCCGATTTCTGGCAAAGAAACGGAACTCCAATCCCTTATTTCTGGAACACGTTACACGCCCGCGCACATGTCGTATCTTCTGGTGAACCAGACAAGATTCGAGCCGTTTTTGGAGCACCCAAGCTTCTACTAATGGTTGAAAACATGTTCATATGGACGCTACAACGCTGTTACCTTAACCTAGAATCCGGAAGGATGCTCTGGGGACGAGAAATGATGAAAGGCGGATGGCACCGTATTTTCAACGAAATCCCAAATGGATCTACTTACCTGTCAATAGACTGGTCTCAATTTGATAAAAGAATACCTTTTCAATTAATTGATGTAGTTCATAGAATTTGGAGATCTTACTTTGATTTTACAATCTACCAACCCACCTCTTTTTATCCCAACGCAAAAACGAATCCTACTAGGATCGAACGCTTATGGAAATGGATGTGTTACTCAATCAAACACAATCCAATCCTACTTCCTGACCACACTTTGTGGAAATGGAACTACTCTGGCTTCGGCTCCGGCTATCAACAAACTCAGCTAATGGACTCATTTGCTAACGCGATCATGATATGTACTTGCTTATCTTCTCTCGGGATCAATATTGATCACGAAGATTTTTGGATACGCGTTCAAGGCGATGACTCTCTCACCCGCTTTTATGAACAAATGTACTTTATCTATGGCCCCCTTTTCCTTAACAGACTCGCCGATAGTGCTCTCTACTATTTCGACGCAAAATTAAGCACCAAGAAATCTCAAATTACAGGCAAACTAACTGGAATTAGCGTACTTAGCTATTTCTGCAGTTTTGGTTTTCCATATCGTACTGATGAAGATTTACTTTCTCACTTACTTTTCCCCGAAAAAGAGTACACCTACCCACGCCTTATGGCATCAACAGTAGGCTTATCAATGGCAGCTTGTGGATGTTCTCCACGTTTTCACAAACTATGTGAGATCATATTTACAAGACTTAAATCTGAAGGATGGAACCCCGCATATGGAAACCTTTTCTGGATGGTGAAAGCTAACATTATCGACAACCTCGATGAAGTAAGCCTTCAAGACTTCCCGGACAGGATCCAACTCATGGCAAACAACTGGCACTACACACCAAGATCTGAAGCTCAAAAGCAAAGACTTTGGCCTACACAGCCAGGACCACGAGGCAGGTTCTTCTTTTTAGAAGACTGAGTGTATCTTCACTCCACTTTTAGTGTTTAACCGATACTTTTTACGTGACCTTAAAAAATCAAAAAAACATAAAAAA